GTCGATATTACATCAGTTGGCCATTGACGAGGACTGGAATAATGTGTATAGTGATATCACGTTACCTTCAGGTGATATGGGGACGATTAAGGTGGAGAGGATTGACGATGATAAGAAGGATAATGATATTAAATAATTTACTATGAGCTTATTTGTATGCGCTAAATGCGGTTGCGTTGATAATACCGCTACGTCTAGTTACTGGATGTTGACAAACGAGTATATGGTGGACAAATTCGACTATGCCAAGGAACTACAGCCGTACAAGG